GGCCCCACGTCTGGAGATGGCGATCACACCCACGGACTGAATAACCTCGGCTCGGTCCAGGCAGGCTCAGACAATGGCGGTGCCAACGTAAGCGTAAGTACCGGGTATTCCTCGGGACGCTTCCAGTCTCCCACGCAGAACGCAGGTGCCCACACCCATAACGTAGACATCGTTTCCCAAGGTGCCGGTAACCATACCCACAACGTTTCCATTGGGAATGCCGGGGGGGGTGCTTCCATAGATATCCGGAATCCGTACTACGCCCTCTACTACATCATGAAGGTGTAAATACAGATGCCTCTCGAAACAGCCAATTACATCAACCAGCTGAACCCTGCGAATCCCCTGAGTACCGATAGTGTCTCCCAGTCGGACGATCACCTCAGAACCATCAAGCTGGCCCTCAAGAACACCTTCCCGAACCTGGATGGTCCCGTACTCTCCACGCCTGCCCAATTGAATTCCCCGGTACCCGTGGGAGTGATCCTGATGTGGTCGGGAGCCATCGTGGCTATCCCTGCAGGCTATGCGCTCTGTGATGGTACCAATGGGACCCCGGACCTCCGTAAGAGGTTTGTCTACGGTGCCAACTCCACGGATAACCCTGTGGGAACCATAGGTGGGTCCGCAAGTACCGGGATGGCAGGGTCACACACCCATACGATCAACGGTGCAACTGCGGGTGCCCCTGGGGTTACCTTGAATGCTGTCCAGTCTGGTACAGGCGCTACGGCTGTCACGGCTGTCGCCGCTCCTGCGAACCATACGCACACCGCGAACCTCGTGGGTGATCACCAGCATACCTCGCTGCCTCCGTACATGGCCTTGGCCTACATCATGAAGGTTTAATCAATGCCGACTCTCCCGCTTCGGAAGCTTGGGGGCGTGGGGGTCATCACTGATGCCAACCCGTACGACCTCCCGCCTAATGCTTTCTCTGCTGCGAACAACGTCATCTTCGACGAGGACCGGATTACCCGTGCTCCTGTGTTCAAGCAACTGTTCAACCCTATTCGGTCGGCCCTCACGTATGACACGGCCCCGGGTACCTACGATGCCAACACGAATCCATATGACTCGGCTGAAGGTGGTAGCTCTACGCTTGCTCGTTTCGTTGGCTCTTATGCTGACGCCCAGATCGGGGAAGCAGTCTTCGTATGTGATCGAGACGGTACCGTACGTGCGTACCCAAACAATAACCTCACGTTCCTTACCCCTAGCTCAGGCTCGGTAACCAACGATAACCCTTGGTCCCACTGTCAGGTCGCAGGGATCTCCTTCTTGGCGCGTAAGGGCATGAGGCCCTTGGTCCGGAACATCCCGAACAATGACCCGCAGTACTCCCTCATTGCAGGGGACTGGGTAGCTACAGATACCGCAGCGGTGGTCCGTCCGTTCCTGGACTACGCCATCATGCTGAACCTCGACAAGAACGGGGTGAAGTACCCTACGATGTTCAAGTGGTGTAACCCGATCCAGTACGGTGCTGCAATCTCCACGATCAACTGGGACCCCTCGAATCCTAACTTCGTGGCGGGTGAGAACGTCATCTCTGAGATGCGCTCGCCTATCCGTGATGGTCTGGTCCTCGGTAGTGGCTTCGTGGTCTACAACCAGTCCCAAGTGTGGAACGTGGAATACCGTGGGGACTCTGCAGTCTTTGGATTCCGCAAGGCTCCCTTCGAAGGCGGGATCATCAACACGAACTGTGTCGTTGAGATCGAGGGCAAGCACTTCGTCTTCGGTGAGAACGATATCTATGTCCACGATGGTCTCGCTAAGAACTCCATCAGTGACAGCCGCGTTCGTCGGACGATCTACAACACCTTGGACCGTACCCGTCAGACCTCGTGCTTCGTGGTCCATGACTCGGTCGCCAACTTGGTCCACTTCTGCTACCCGACCCTGCAGGATGAGGCTGCGTTCGTCAACGCTGACTTCTGTAACCAAGCTGCGATCTACAACTACAAGAACGACACTTGGTCCTTCATGGATCTCCCGAACATCATTGGGGGAGCGGAGGCCAACGCTGCACTGGTGAAGAACTCCTTCCCGGATGTCACGGATACCTACGAACTGTACAACACGAGCTACACAAGCTTCCTCGGGATCACCCCGAAGATGCCCATCATGCTCTCGGTTGCCGATCAGAACGCAGGGGTCACAGATACCCGAGTATTCGCTGTGGATCTCCCGACCGCCGGGTTGGTTAATCTCCCCGCGAACCAAGAGGTCCTCAAGCCTGCCTATGTGGAGCGTGTGGGGATCGACCTGGATAACGCAGGGCTTCCTACGACCCTCCGAGGGTACAAGCTCGTGCAGTCCTTGGTGCCCCAGTGTTCCTTTGAGGATTCCACGGGTGTCTTCACGTTCGAAGTAGGGTCTGCGGATCTCCCTAAGCAAGCTGCAGTGTACCGGTCGAGTTCGACGTACAACCCTGCCGAAGAGTACAAGCTGGACATGATGGTCGCAGGTCGCTACCTCGCCTACAAGGTGAGCACGGCATCGATCAGTAACTTCCAGTTCTCAGGTATGGACTTCGACATCAAGACATTGAGCCGCCGATGATCTACACCACCCCCATCACCAAGTATGTCCGCTCGAGTGTTCCGACTAATCCCCAATCGCAGGTCCTCTTTCTCACTGAGGAACTGAAGAAATTGGAGCGGACCATTCAGTCTCTCGTGGCAGCCCTCGAGCAGATCGGCGGACACGTACCTTAAAACAGAGAGTAACACCCCTATGATTAGCTACCAAGTTGAGAAGTGGAGTGAAGCCGTCGAAGAGATGCGTCCCCTGTGGGAGCAACACTACTCAGAGATAGCCTACGACCAAGCTGAAATCCCCTTCTTCCTCAACGAGGCCTTTTACCTTGCTGCTGAGACCTCAGGAATCCTCCTGTTTGTCACGGTGCGAGATAACGGGAAGCTCATAGGGTATAGCAAGAATCTACTCAGCCGTCACCCGCATCACGCGTCCTCCCTGTTTTGCTTCAACGACTCCTACTTCATCCTCCCCGAGTACCGCCAAGGTTGGCTTGGGGTTCACCTGTTCCGCTATGCCGAAGATCGCATGCGTGAAGCAGGGGTGAAGAAGGCTGTCGTCAGCACTCAGGACAACCTGGACCGTGGTTCCGTCTTCAAGCGCCTGCGCTACCGGAAGAGTGGGGCTGTCTACACCAAGGTATTACTCTAATGTTCAAAGCAATCCTCAGGATGCTCGTGCCTTCCCTTGCTCCGGGGATTGGCCGTAAGTACGGCATTGATCCGATCACGGCAAGCCTCGGCTCCGCAGCGATTGGTGCAGTAGGGAGCATCTTCGGAGACAAAAGTTCGTCCCAGAGCGCGCAACAGCAGCAAGCAGATGTCAATTCCCCGTGGTCCAAAGCACAGCCTTACATCACCCAAGGGTACGATAAGGCCCAAGGCTTCCTGAATGATGCCACTACGGGCGCCTACACAGGGCCACGCGTAGCTGGTCTCAATCCGTACACCACTCAAGGTGCCGATAGTACCGCAGCGTTCGCAGGGAACCAAGGCCAGAACATCGCCAATGGCCTGTATGGCAGCGGTAGCTCAATGCTTGGCTTCGGTCAGCAGTTCGGCAATAACGCACAGTCGGTATTCGACCAAGCGGGTACGGACCAGACCCAGAATTTCCTGAAGTCGGCCAACGATTACGCCAACAGCCCCTACGCTGACTCGATGATCGATGCAGCCTCTAGGGATACCGTACGAAACCTCAATGAAAACCAACTGCCCGCACTGAATCTCGCGGCTGCTGGTAGTGGTAACACGAACTCCACGCGTACTGGGGTTGCCCAAGGTATCGCAGAACGCGGTGCATCAGATCGTCTCGCTGACATTTCCTCGAGCATCCGTAGCAACCTGTTCAACACGGGCCTCAGTACGGCCCAATCCCAGTACAACACACAGCAAGCCCTTCGCAGCAACGTCAACCAGCAACTTGGTACGGCGTATGGTCAAGGCGTGGGTTCCCTCACGGCAGCCCAACAAGCCAACGGCAACAACTTCGACCAACTCACTGGTGCTGGCAACGTTTATCAGACCAACGACCAAGCGAACCTCGACGCCAACAAGGCTGCCTACACCGAAGGCCAGAACACCAACCTTGATCTACTCCAGAAGTATATGTCGATCATCAACGGCAAGTACGGTGGCACAGGTGTGGCAGGACAGGTCTCCTCGCCGGTCGCCTCGGGCGTCCAAGGTGCTGTTGGTGGGGCGCTGTCTGGTGCAGGCATTATCGGCAAGCTTGGCGGGTTCGGCAGTACCGACTCGGGCGGCTTCAATTCTGATTACCAGTCGTCTTACTCGGGCTTCGACAATCCGGACAACTACGGTTAAGGATAAACCATGGCAAGTCAATTTAGCGTGGATCCCCAAGACCCGCAGTATGGCCAGATGCCCTCGTGGCTCGCTGAGGCCATGCAAACCAAGGACGACGGATATCCGCAAGGTAATCCTGAGGCCCAAGGTGTCCCTTCGTACCTCCTGCAGGCCCTTCGGAATCAGCCTGGGACCCTCTCGGCGTACATGGGTGGTGATCCGGGCCAACAAGGGCAACCACAGGCTCCCCAGGGTCCTATGGGTCAAGCAATGGCTCCTCAGGCACCTCAGGGTCCTATGGGGCAGCCTCAGGCTCCCCAAGCGCCCCGTAAGGACATGAACTCGATCTATGACGGCCTGATCAATGGTGGTGCTGCGCTCCTTGGCGCTAGGAACCTGAAGGAAGGCCTAGGTGCTGGTGTGCAAGCCTTCAACCAAGGTTACGACGACCGTACGAACAAGGATCGAGAACTCAATCAGCCCAAGGTCACCCCTCTGGCCGATGGTGCCTTCA